CTTAAACGCTGGTTTAAAGAAGATTGGAAAGATGTTAGGACCGGCAAACCGTGCGGTAGACAGAAAGGGGAATCGCGAGGTACTCCGTATTGCCGACCTAGCAAACGAGTGTCAACCGAGACCCCAAAGACTTCAGGTGAGATGACATCAGCTGAGAAGAAGTCTCGTATAGCACAGAAGAAAAGTCTTGGTCAGCCGGCAGGTAAACCAAGAAGGGTAGCATCATTAAAACGTAGGAAGACAACTAGGAAGAAATAATGGCAACTTCAGGAACAGCAACATTTAATATGGACTTAAATCAAATAGTCGAAGAGGCATTTGAGCGATGCGGTGCTGAACTACGTACAGGTTATGATTTAAGAACTGCAAGACGCAGTTTAAATTTATTGACTGCAGAATGGGCAAATAGAGGAATTAACCTTTGGACGATTGAAGAAGGCAATGTATCTTTAACAAGCGGAACTATTAACTATAATCTTCCAGCCGACACAATAGATTTGATTGAACAAGTAATTAGAACAGGCACAGGGCAGAATCAACAAGATATAAATATAACCAGAATATCTGCTCCTACATACGGTACTATACCAAATAAAAATGCAACAGGTAGACCAATACAAGTGTGGATAAATAGACAAGCAAGTCAACCACAAATTAATGTATGGCCTGCACCCGATACAAATAATTACACATTTGTTTATTGGAGATTGAAGCGAATTGAGGACGCAGGGAACGGCGTTAATACTCAAGATATACCATTTAGATTCTTACCATGTTTAGTAGCAGGTTTAGCTTTTTATTTAAGTATGAAGTTACCTGGTGCTGATATGAGAACTCAGATGTTAAAAAATGAATATGAAGAACAATGGACATTAGCTTCAACAGAAGATAGAGAAAAAGCCGATTTAAGACTTGCACCCCGTCGGCAGTATTTATAAAGGATAAGCTATGGGACGAAAGTATACGTCTGGTAAACATGCCATAGCAGAATGCGATAGATGTGGTTTTCAATATAAGCTAAAAGAACTAAAAGACTTATTTATAAAGACTACAGAAACAAATATTAAAGTCTGCAAAGAATGTTGGGAACCAGACCATCCACAGAACATGCAAGGTATGTACCCTGTTGATGACCCACAGGCAGTAAGAGACCCAAGACCAGATAGAAACTTGGAGGAACAAAGAGATTATCAGTATGGCTGGAATCCTGTTGGACTTAATAATGGTCTATCATTACCAGACATTGAAGATGATTTGGAAGGTACCGGCGGGGTTGGCACGGTTACTGTAACAACAACTTAGGAGTATAATATGAACAAAGATAGAAAATGTTGCCCTACTACTTACAAGCAACCAGAAATGGTAGCAACACCTAACACAGCTGGCTATCCTGAAAAGGATGTTAAGACTGAAGGCGTAGTAACACGAGGTAATGGTGCAGCTACAAAAGGCACAAAAGCACGCGGTCCAATGGCATAAGGATAAAGAATGACTTACGCAGAATTAGTAGCAGCAATACAGTCTTATACTGAAAACCAGTATAGTACAACTGATATAAATACATTTATACAGCAGGCTGAACAACGTATATATAATTCAGTTCAACTGCCTGACTTACGTAAAAATGTAACAGGTAATATGACAAGCGGTAATAAATATTTTAGTTTACCCAGTGATTGGTTATCTACATTTAGTATTGCTGTGATTAATGCTAATAATGAATATACATACTTACTGAATAAAGACGTAAATTTTATTAGAGAGTCTTTCCCTGACACTGATTCACCATTTTATGGAGTGCCACAATATTATGCTATATTTAGTGATACATCGATGCTACTCGGTCCTACACCAGATGCTAATTATAATTCTGAGCTTCATTATTATTACTACCCTGAGTCTATTGTTACTGCCGGTACTACTTGGTTGGGAAATAATTTCGACACTGCTCTTTTATATGGGGCTTTACTTGAAGCCGCAGCGTTCCTTAAGGAAGAGCCGGACACAGTAGCAATGTATACAGCAAGATACAACGAAGCAATGCAGTTATTACAAAACTTAGGCGAAGGTAAAAATCGCCGTGATGCTTACAGAAGTGGGCAAGAAAGGATACCGGTGATTAACCGATGAAAGGTGAAAGTATAAACATATTTCCTCCTGGTGACTTTAAAGTTATAACTACTCAAAATAGAGGAATGACACCAGAAGAAGTTGCCGAGATGGCACTGGATAAAATAATTTATGTAGGTAGTCAAAGCAATCCTGTCATAAGGGATCAAGCTGAGGCGTTTAAAAATCAAATCAGAGGTGTACTGATTACTTATATAAAGCAAGCAATTATGTCGTATAATACGACTATTGCAAACAAACTCCGTGAAGCGGGGTACCCTGAACTTATAAATTTATTAGAACAATAAGGAGCTAATTATGGCAGGTTTAACACAAGCAATGTGTACCTCGTTTAAAACAGAGTTATTAACAGGAACACATGATTTTACAAACGGTACAGGTAATACTTTTAAGATTGCATTATTTAGAGCAACTGCAAGTATTGTAGGTACATATGGCGCAGCTACAACAAACTACTCTGATGTAACAGGTAACTCTGATGAAGCATCTGGAACAGGTTATTCAGCTGGTGGTAATACACTAACTAACGTAACCCCTACATCATCAGGTACTACAGCGTTTACTGATTTTGATAATACTACATGGTCTACTGCAACTATTACTGCATCTGGTGCTTTGATTTATAACTCATCTGCATCTAATGCTGCTGTTGCTGTTTTAGACTTTGGTGGTGATAAGACCTCTACTGCTGGTGACTTTACTATTGTATTCCCAACAGCTGACGCAACTGACGCTATTATCAGAATTGCTTAATAGGAGCTAGTAATGGCTTCCTCTACATTATACTCAGGCTATGGTGAAGCGCCCTGGTCTGAGGGTAGCTTTGGTACAGAACTACTATTAGTTAATGTAGATGGAGTCACTGCAACTGCGAGTGTAGGTGATGAAGCAGTTGTTGCAAAAGCAACAGTCACATTAAGTGGTTTAGCAGGTACAACAGGACTTGGTGAAGAAGATTTAGTAACCAATAATAATGTCTCTGTTACTGGACTAAGTGCTACAGGTAATGTAGGTGATGAAAATGTAGTTGTTATCTACAATGCTGAAGTTACTGGAGTAGCAGGTACAAGTGCTTTAGGTGATGAAAGCCTAATTACAAATAACAATATATCTGTTACTGGACTAGCAGGTGTAAGTGGATTAGGCAATGAAACACCTGAAACTGACCAGATAATAAACCTTACTGGCGTTAGTTCTACAGGCGCAGTTGGAGACACTTCAGTTGATGTAGCTTATGTAGGCTGGGGAGGAGGTCCTTGGAGTGAAGGCCCTTGGGGCGCTGATACACTATTTGTATTAGTTAATGGTACTTCCGCTACTACTGGGCTAGGTGAAGAAGCTACTATTGGTGAAGCAAATGTTGCTGTTACAGGTGTTGAAGGTACAGGACAAGTTGGTGATGAAGGCTTAATTACTAACAATGTAATAAGTATTACTGGACTACAAGGTACTACAGCATTAGGTGATGTTGAACCACAAGCACAGCAAAATCTTGATGTAACAGGATTAGAAGCAACAGCTGTAATAGGTAATCAAACCTTAATTACAAACAACGTAATTAGTATAACTGGATTACAAGGCACAACTGGGCTTGGTGAAGAAACAGTTATTGCTGAAGGTAATGTAGACGTAACCGGCGTTAGTGCTACAGGTCAAACTGGAACACCTTCATTCATAGGTATAGCTAATGTTTACCCTATTGGAGTTCAGGGTACCACAGGGTTAGGTGAAGAGTCTGTAGTAGCAAAAGCCACAGTATTCCCAACAGGAGTATTAGGCACAACAGGATTAGGCAGCGCTTCTGTAATAGCAAAAGCTAATGTCTATGTAATAGGAGTTCAGGCAACTGGGCAGACACAAACATTTACTTTAGTTTGGGGTGAAATAGATACGTCGCAAACACCAAACTGGACGGAGATTGCAGCATGATAGTAGACGCAAAAGAAATTAATGGTAAAATTATAAATAAAT